ATCGTTTATCTCCTTAATATGTATGGTTAATGCACCACGTTTGTTGCGTTTAATTGATAGTTTGTCCGTGTAAACTTCACGTTCATTAGGTTCTACAAGAGACTTTAGTTCTTTCTTTGCACTCTCAAATATTTTTGTATCATCAAAGTGAGCAATGTAATGATGCTGTAATTCTATAAAGAAGTTATCTTTACTAGCATCACGTGTAACCATATTGTCTATGGTCATATGCTGTACACCAGTAGGTAATTCATTTGGCATATCTGATTGAGGTGGTGTTTTGTTTACAACATGATTCCAAAAGTCTTTGAGTATAGGTAGCATGCGTTGCCACTCATCTTCACTGCGTTCAACTAGCTTGCACTCCCATTGGTTGCCAAAGATAACAGATAGATACATCTTATCTAGTTTGGCTACCTTCATATACAGTTGTATCTGTGGTGTATAGTAAGCAAGTATGTCATCAAACTTTCTAAATGAACTGGTATGTTTACATTCAAGGCCAACATCTACACCATCTTCTTTGAGTACACCATCAAGTGTAGCTTTGAAAGGTACACCATCTATTGTAGTGGATACCTCATGCTGATAAGCAAGCACTTGTAAATTGTACTCATGCTCAAACCAAGCAATGTTAAAGTCTTCTGTGTATGTACCTAGTTGTACATTGAATTGATCAGATAAATCTACTGGTTCACCTTGACCAGTCTTTTCTAACCATAACTGATGCCAGTCTCCACTCATTATCTTGACTGCATCTGATCCACCGATGAATCCCATTCGCCATTTGGGGTCACGAATCGGTGGCTTTAGATTAACTACGCTCATTGTGTTCTCCTTTTTGTTTTATTTTACTGCATTATTGCACCAAATACTAGCCCTACTCTGCATTTTTTTGGGCTAATTCTAACATCTCCATTAGCTTGACACGCTTTTGGTATCGCCATTCACCTGCATTGCGAAACTCTGACAAGCTTGGGAAGAAAGTTTTAGTCTTTGAAATATGTTTTACGGCATGCAAGAATATATCGGCAGGATAATCTTGCAAGCCTTCAGCAATCAAACGTATACGCATAGCAATATCTGCCTGTGATTCCTGTGATGGCTTGACCATTACCATCATACACTTGAGTAGTTCTTGTTGCATTTGTTCAGATGGCATGGGTGTCATGGCATACGCAAGTACATTTAAAGCCTTATCTATTTGCCCACGGCTAGGCTGCTCGACTAGTTTGTATCCACGCACACTGAAGTCATTGTTAAGTACTTCCTCGTAGTTTAGAATTGATGCCAAAGAAGAAAGAACTTTTTGCTCGATCTCTTTTGGAGTTGTAGTTGTTAGACTTTTTAAAGCTACTTGTCTTTTGTTGTGGCTTAATTGTAACTGCATTGCCCTTCTCTCTGTTAGATAGTATGTTATTAGTAGGTTCGTGTGTCACTGTGTCACCCTCTGAGTGACACTCTGTCACTTCCACGGTGACAGCCTGACACTTCCGTACTCTATATATGTTTACCTGATTCTTACCCTGACGTTTGCGAATCAAAAATTTTTTATTTACTAGGTATTCAAGCTTACGAATTACAGTTCGTTCACTTAGACCCGACTTGTTTGCAATCGTACTGATGGATGGATAAGCAATCATGGTATCTTGATTAGCATAATGATTGATTGTCAATAGCACAAGCTTGGCTACTGGATCACCAACATCAGCATCCAAGATACCTTGGATATTTTTAAAGGACATACTTATGTTTCAACACTTCTCATTTGGTTCTCCATAGTTTCTTTACTGTTGACTCTGATAAAAACATTACCCATCTAGGTTCTGTATTACCACCTCTCTTATATATAACAGCATCCCGGTTAATCATTGTTGTGAATGGGGATGGGAAGCTGCTATTCTTACGATACTTTACTTCACATATTACTTCTTGTCCGTTGAGGTTGATGACGAGGTCGCCTTTATATTCGCCTCCCAACGCTCCACTAAGAGGCTGACGCTTTGCTTTGATCTTCCACGAGTTGAAGAGTTTGACGAAGAAGTTCTCATGGTATGTTCCTTTTCTGCTAGATGTGCTTGCCAATTTGATTTCTCCTTACAGTTAAAACAAACAAAGAAAGTTCTACTACTCTTTACTTTCGTAAAGTATCTGCTGTGTGTACTACACACATCACATTTTTTCATTGAACTTTTAGCTTACAATCTAAAGCTTCGATCCAATCTAAAAGCATAAAGCCTGAAGGCAAGCGTTCATATCTTTCCCACTTACCTATTAGGCTATCGGCACATCCAATTTTGTAGGCTAATGCTTCTTGTGACAGTTGCATTTTGTTTCTCTTCTCTACTAATGAGCTTACCAATTCTTTCCAATTAGGATTGATTGGAACTGGTACTGCCCTGTAGTTGAACATGTCTGAATGCTTCGAGTATTCTTTGTGCTGTGTCAAATCTTAAATCCATTCCGTTCATTGCTCTATAGTATGTACTGGTAGGTACACCTGCTACAATAAACATGTCTTTCAAACGCACATTATTATCGGAAGCTATGTCTTGAAGCTGTTGTATATACTTGCACAATACCATACATACAGAACTACTGCATATATGCAACATGTGCAAGCATATAATTTATTTATCTTCAGGAGGTAACTTGGATTCTAATTCATTTATCATTTTTTGTAGATGATTTAGAAGCTGATACAATACAGTTAACTTACTGTAAGTACTAGCAGTTTCAGTTTGCTCTTGAATTATTTTTTCTATAACACTTGTCATTTAAATTTCTCCTCTATTAAGTGTTGCATTAAGTTGTTAGCTAATTCATCTATACAACTTGTGTTTAGTTTGTATTCTGCGCATTGGTTTTGAAACTCATCCAATGTCATTCCTGATATATGATCTACAACTGCATCATATATTGCATCATTTACTGGATGAGACATGACGCATCATCTTCTTCATTCCATTGTTTGAGAAGTGCAGCACATGCAAATGCATGTGACACACTGTACTCTTTGCGTATATGTTCAATGGCTTGTTCGTTAGTCATCTCTTCAAGCAACTCACCAAAGCGTTGCTCGACTTCTATACATTGATCACTTAGTCTACTCATGTGTATACTCCTTTACTCTATCTGTTACACCATAATGCTCAAGCATTGGTTGCTCCTGCCATTGATGCCATTGTTTCTTAGTACTTTCTACAAAGCTAGGTCTGTTGATTGATGTGGTTAAGTCACAAATTGCATTGGCAATATTGACTGCATCACACTCACGCTCAACTGATTGACCGATTAGTGATGTTAGATATTCATTGAATGAATCCATAGTGTTCTCCATTGTTGTTGTGGTTAAGTATATACAAGCACGTCACTTGCTGACAGTTAGCTAGACTGTTGATCTCTTCTTTCGCTCCCATGTTTCATAGATTATTTGATTTGGTTGATTGGTTTGTTCTTCATATAAAGCCAAACCATAATCATAGCCTTGTTTATAGTAAGTTGAAAACCTTTTTGTTTCATCTATCTCACCATAGATTAATCCATCAGCTACTCCATCTTTGAAGTATGATAGATATCCTTTACGTCTTTGTTCTAAATGTTTGTCCATATTCATCTCCATAAAAAGGGGGATAACCCTACTTATTATCCCCCATCTATTAGTGCTACTTACTAGTGGCCAAACAATCATATAGCATAGGAGGACACAATGATTGCACTAGTAAGCAGCTTCTCTCTAACAATATCTACCTATCTGTCATCACAAGTGAACTTAATGTCAGCTTACAGGATAGACTATAGGCCGTTTAAAGACTGTAACCTTTCGGCTTGTTAGATATTCCGACTTCGGAATTAGGTTAGGCTTCTTCCGATGCCCTCCCATCTTGAAGATGAGATGGCTTTGGTGACCTCGTTGTGGCGAAGCACCTCTGCTCGGTGTGGATGGTTGGCATCATCAGCATGCGATGACCACCAAGTAAGAGCATTGTACAATGCCCACTTGTTACGGCCAAGCTTTTGTGATTCTGTGTTGTACAAACCCATAAGCTTTTCTAATTTAGTTTCGTTGACTTTGGTTTGTGTTGTATGTGAATGACGATTACAGATTGTAGCCTTGAGGAAATGCTCGGCTTGTGATGGTGACACCGGTAGTGAAGCATACTCTTGCCATACATCTTTGTTATCCCAGAATGTAGTCAATGCATTGCGTATCTTTGCAGATGTACCTGCTAAGTTGAAGCCTGTGGTATGCTTGCTCCTGTCATATGATAGTGAGTTAGCAGAAGCACAACCATTGCTGCACCACAATCTATAGCCTTGTGCCTTGATCATGATAGACCACATACCATCATAAGAGTTTAGGTACTCAACCTGAAAGCGTATATAGTCACCAACTTGAGGCTCAACAACTAAGTCATTGAATGCTATCTTGCCTTTCATCTTAGCACCATTCTCGTATATGGTTTGTGTATGCTCATAGTCTTTGGATATGATTGACATATCTATTGCTGATTGCATACGATCTACAATGTCAGCATGCTTGACCATCTTGTATGCACCACCATGTGTACCTAATACATGACCAGTATCAGTACGTACAATAGCCTTTTGCATGTTAGGTGGAACTGGATATTCTTCTGATTTCCATCCATTCTGTAGTTCTTTGACAGCCACTAGAGGCACAACCTCTACTGGGAAATCATAGTCTTGTAATATAGTTTGTGATCCATCCATTTTGTATTCTCCTTTTGTTATGGATTATTGTAAAACGAAATTCAATTTCGTCAAGAGCAGTAAGCCGTCACGCTATCACACACTTTGGTTGATCCGAGCGAAGCGAGGAAGCTTGCTGATTGGTTGTTGTGGTACGACGCTAGTGATTAATTAGAATATGCACTAGTGTATTGCAACGAGCCTGCGAGTGGTACGCAATACTCCTTTCATGCGATGTTAATTACAGATACGTTGCATTAGAATATGTACGGCAAGCTGTGATGCCTGCCGTACTGGGTAATAATTAAG